AAAGCCAATGGGAAAGTTTGGTAAGAAAAACGTAATTAGCCTTAATCCCCTTGATCTCAACATATGTTTAGCCGGGATTGGAGGAATAGGAAAAACAACCATCAGTAAAGAGATTTGCGAAAAACTCGTAGGCGAAGATGGTTACATTCATTTTAATATAGGACGAGAGGGTGGAGTTGATGCTATCTCTAATATTATATCTGAGCCTATAGAGGATTGGAGCAAACTCGTAGAAGTAGTAGGAGATATAGTAGATAACAAAGACGAGGATTATCCGCAACTTAAAGTAGTTATTTGGGATAGCTTGGATGAATTAATTCGTCTCGGAGAAATCGAAACTATTAGACAATACAATAAGAAAAATCCCGATAAGAGAGCTGAAACAATTCTGTCAGCATGGGGTGGTTTTGGCAAGGGACAGGATTATTGTATTAACATGATCCTTGATAAAATGTGGGAACTTCGAAATGTTGGAGTACATTCATTTATTATATCTCACACAAAGAGATCTGATATCATCGATCCTGTTACACAGGAAACTTATTCGCAGCTTACAGCAGATGCTCAGCAGAGATATTTTAACGCTATTCGTAACAAGATGGATATTATAGCTGTAGGTTACGTTGATCGAGAGATCATCAAAGAGAATACAGGGCGTAAAAATATTGTTACGAAGAAGGATATCACGGTTAACAAGGTTATGTCGGAATCTCGTGTTATTACGTTTAGAGACGATAGCTTTAGCATTGATAGCAAATCGAGATTTGCTGATATCGTCGATAGAATTCCGTTTGATGCAGATGCGTTTATCAAGGCTATTCAGGATGCTATAAAGGCAGAGCAGGCAAAAAGCGGGGTATCATATAAAGAAGCTGAAAAAGTTCAGAAAGCCAAGGATAAGGAAAAGGCTAAAGCTGCTTCTGAGTATTCTAAAAATGCAAAGGAACTCAAGATTGATGAAGAACGTAACGAGGAATTAATAGAGGATATCAAGATTAAGTTTAATGGTTTATCTGAAGACGCTGCTACAGAAGTCAAAGAACTTATGAAAGAACTTGGAGTCAAGAATTTCAAGAATCCAGATGAAGTGCCTACTAAGCATCTTGAGCAGATAGCAGATAAGATAAACGAGTTAGTTGAGGAATAAATAAGATGTGGTTCGTTTTAGTTCGCGAAAGAGACATATATATGTGGGAAGCGGTATTCGCTTCCCGCAGCTTTACTCTATGTCAGATAGTAGGATTTTTTTATTCGTTCAGATATATAGTAGATATCCGGTTTCAGCCACAGCGATTATATAGGTGATTTTATGGGTAGGATAGTAAAAATATGGGATATGGGAACTAAAGGCGACATGAATGACGCTTATAAGGCTCCGAATGGAAGATATTATAGTTCCAAAGCAGCTTACGAAGAAATAGTGAAAAATAGTGAAAATCGTAAGAAGTGCATTGATTTTATGATGGAGATCCTGGGGTATGAATCTCAAATGAAGCCGAATACCTATATTTTTAAGTTACTCAAAGAATTAGAACCGTTCGGCTATGACGTTATATATGAGACTATGATGAAGGTATCTAAAGATATAGCATGGGCATTAAATACAAAGCAGTTTATAAATGAAACTGCGGAGATCAAGTATATTTTTGCTATTATCAATAATAATGTAATGGATATCTATAAAGAGAAACAGCATATGCAAGAATTATTTAAGCAGCAAGCCAAAGTTATTGAATTTAAGGCGGCACAACATAGTGATGAAGACTATGACATTGGCAGTCATAAACGAAAAGGACATGATGTGTCTGGATTGTTAGGGGATAGCGAATGAATCTACAAGAAACGTTGAAGAAGATAAATAATGGTCGAGAAAAGGTTGAAGCATGTTTTGTATTTGCTTGCTGGTCTAATCCCGATTTATTTGCAGATTATAAAGAAATTAATGTCGGTAAAGACGAAACATTACAAGATAAAGATGCACAATTCTACTGGATGCTCGGCAGAGGAATGTGGGAACAGGGAGTTAGGAAGTTTGACCATATATCTATTGAAGCTTTTTTGACTAATAATAAAAAGGTTAAGAAGAAGTTTGAAGAGTACGGTGGATATCAGACAATAAAGGATTTGCAGGATCTTGTTGATCCAGAGAATGTAGAGGGCTATTACGATAAGATTGCTCGTATGAATTCTTTATCTGAAATGGCAAAGAAGTCTGAGGAATTATTTACTCATGTAGAGAGGTTTGATAACGCTACAAACGATGATGTTTATGATGTTTTCGAGTTACTGAATAGTTCAGTATCTCTCAAAATGGGGCATCAAGCGCAAATAGAACAACTTCGTATCACCGACGAGTTCATTAAGAACAATATGTCTGGTGAGAATGTAGGGTTGAGTTACGGAGAAAATGCTCCTTTGCTCAATTACACTACACTTGGTGCTCCATTAGGGGATGTCTTCTTGTTTAGCGGGCATTCCGGGACAGGAAAATCGAGTTGGATCTTTGAGAATATGGTAATACCGATACAGAAGGAGAATAAAGTTGCTATTATCAGCAACGAAATGGATATCAAGGTTTATCAAAATATGCTGTTATCCCATGTTCTTACAAGAGATTTAGATACATGGTCATTGACCCGTAAGAAGATTAAATTGGGCAAGTATACAGATGAAGAAATGGTCAAGATCAAGGAAGCACAGAAGATTGGTGACGAAAAATACGGTAACATTCAGTTTATCAAAATATTTGATAATGATACTAACCTTATAGAGAGATTTATTAAGAAACTCGCTCATTCTGGGGTGCGTTATATTGTATGGGATACAATGAAAGGTGATGATGCAGTAGACGGAGATGCTTGGTATCAGTTACTAATGAATTCTCGTAAGATATTCAATTTAGTTTCAAAGTTGAATATTGCCCTGACTTGTACTTTTCAGCTTGCTCTGTATACAACAAATCAAAGATATCTTGATGCAAGCTGCCTTAGTTCAAGCAAACAGATTAAAGAGGTGGTCAGTGAACTTATTATGATGCGCAAGCTTTGGGCAGACGAGTATTCCGGTGGAAAGTACGATTGTCATCCTTATAAATATAAAAAGGATAACAAGAAGATAAAAGAAGAGATCACGCTTGATCCCAATAAGACATATTATGTTTGTTTTATAAACAAAACAAGAAATGATGAGGGAGATCGACAGATTCTATACGAATGGAAGAGCGCATGGAACCGTTGGTATGAGATAGGATATTGTAATATTTTAAATGATCACGTAAATACTCGCAGATGATTGACAAAATTAAAATGGCAAGATATGATATAAATATGGCTACGGAATTCCTTTCATATACTCACTTTCTTAATTCCCTTCCATACGTAAAATACCTACACCGTAGCCATTTTTTATATAATGAGGAATAGCAGAAATGATAAATTTTGATAAATATGCAACAACGCGAACAAGTGAAGAAGTATGGGATATAATGAAGCCTTATGCAGTGGAAGAATATGGAAATCCGTCTGCCTTATATCCTTTTGCAGATAAATCACGTAAAGCTATTATGGAGTCTAAAGAGAAAATAGCTGCATTAGTCCATTGTCATCCAGACGAAATATATTTTGTTGCATCTGGAAGTATTGCAGATAACTGGATTATTCGTTCTATGTGTAGAAGAGGTACAGTTGGTATTACTTCTGCTATTGAGCATCACGCTGTGTTAAACACGTTTAATATGTTGAAGGATAAACATGATGTTCGAGTTATAGAACTTCCGGTAGATATCAATGGATTAATTGACATTTCAGAACTTGATCAGCACGTTTCTGTGGCTAATCTTGTATCTATTATGTATGTCAATAATGAAATAGGGAGCATACAAGACATTGAACAGATAGGGCATATATGCAGAAAAGCCGATGTTCCTTTTCATACGGATGCTGTTCAGGCTTTTGGAAAATTACCTATTAATGTCGATTCTCAATGCATCGATTTTCTATCTTGCGTCGGTCATAAGTTTCATGGTCCACAAGGAATTGGTTTCGTATATATAAGAGAAAAATATAAAGATTCTATGGCTCAACTGACTTATGGCGGATCTCAACAACGAGGAATAATAGCAGGAACAGAGAACGTATCTGGAATTGTCGGGCTTGCATATGCAGCTGAAAAGTCATACAGAGAACAAGAAGAACGAGAAAAACAGATACACGAAATTCATTGGAATCTAAAGTCTCAGTTGAAATTAGCGTTGCCGGAGATAACATTCAATAATGGCGGACAAACAAGTATGGAGAGCTGTGTGAATGTTTGTTTTCAGAATTATAATGTAACCGGCGAACAGCTATTAGCTTATCTTGGACAGTTTGATATATGTGTATCATCTGGATCTGCTTGTAATTCACAATCAC